TGCTCTTGACTAGTTGTTGCCCCACTAATAATATCATTGATACTGATTATAGTGTTAGCATTTACCTTTACTGGTAGTCTTTCACACGAGTCAATAACCTTAATACCCTTTTGTCTAAGAGTTGCAGACTCTTCTTGTGCAGCAACCTCATCTTTAGTAAAGGTAAAAAAAGAATCATCAATAACATCATCATCATCAGCATCGATAATAGATTTGATTATTGTTTTTATTTGTTCTTCTTTAACCAATTGTTCTGTACTTTTATTAAGTTGGACTGAGACGCTACCAAATATAGCATCTAAAATACTATTTAATAAATTCTTAGCATCAAATAAATCAATAGAATCAATAAAGGTGTTGTTAAACTCAGTTAGTTGCTTATTATCGAAATCAGAATTAGCATTGAATGTAAGTGTGTTGTTTGGTGCTGGGTCTATGTTTGTTGATTCAAATCTAATATCAAATATTGATGGTGAGTTCCCCCAAGTTTCACTAACCCCCTCGTTTTGTATAGTTCCGTATAAGAATGTGTTATAATCAGTACTATTTGTTAATGGGTTGGCTGTGGTGTCCGTGTATATAAAGGCACCCTCAGTTGTAGTTGGGTCAGTTTTAAGTATATCAAAGAAATCAATTTTATTAACCTCAGTAACAATACCAACACCATTAGATTTTATATAGTCTGGTATGGAAGGGTCAACACCACAATTAACTAACTCTTTAAGAGATTGTTTCATTGCGGTTTTAATCTTTTCCTCCATCCCGTCTAGATTGTAGGCTAGTGTATCAACAATAACTTCACGCAACCCTTCCAAACCAACTAATGATTTTAGTAGGTCAACTAAGAACGCAACAGTATCCCCATCATTATTTATTGATGGGAATGAAGAGTTTGTCTTTAACTTTGGTAATCCTTCACCCAATGTTCTTGAAGCAGCAATGTTACCAAATATATCACTTTTCTGGTCAATTATCGCCATAAGTATTAATTGTTAGTTTGGTCGTTATTGTCTTGTATATCCTTGTCCTCAGAAAGCATTTGTCTAATACTTTTGAAGTCCTCTAAATTAGCCTTACCATCAGACCTCTCATCAAGAGCCTTATCTACATTACCACTATGCTTGATAATATCACTTTGAAGTTTTGCAACCTCTAGTTTAATCTTGATAGCTGAGTCCTTAACCTTCTGTGCGTCAGTTTTACTCTTAGCTATCTTTGAAGCATCTTCTACGTCCTCTGGGGTAGTAGAGGTGGTTAAGACGTTAATAGTCTTCTGAGCGTCATTTATTTGCGAACACGCATCATTGTATACCTCTTGCATTAGACCTTCTAGTGAAGTGGAGTTGTTAACTTTAACTTGTTGTTTCTTTTTTCTTGGCATAGTATCTCTTTATTAATAAATATCAACCATATGGGTTTTCCTCAAACCCATCTTCAAGACCATCAAATTTTAGTATATCATAGAGCATTCTATATCGTTTCATCGACACTCTAATATCTTTAGTTGATAGTCTAGAACAGTTCCTCATGGTTTCAAGCCATTGGTTTTTGTTGTATTTAGCACCACCCTTCATATCATCGAAACAAGTTTCCCATTGTTCTAAGATATCAATTAGACAATAACCAACCTTTATTTCGTTGTCAGTTAATTTTTTCTTGTCTGGATTGGTGTCCAACATTTCGGCTTCGACCTCTATGATGATTTTATTAATAAAATCTTTCATATTAAGTCCATTGCCATCCAATGAGTAACTTAAGTTACCGTTAGATTCTAATCTTTCATGATTCTCATCAAAGGATGCGAATTGTTTTAAATTCCTATCATCTTTCTGGAGTATCCCTATCAAATAATTTTTAACTATAGTACCGTAGTATGAGTAAGCTTTCTTTCCCTTAGATGGCTCAAATTTAGCCGCCTTGGTTATTAGAAATGAGATTGTATCGGTATGGGATTCTTCAAATGAAATCCCCTTCCTATGTAAACCGTAAGTTCTTATTATCGATTCAACCATTTTATTGATTGGATGATACAGAAACTTATTATAAATCATATTTCTCTCTATTTGGTCGTCAGATTGTAAAAACCTAACTACCGCTTCTTCTTGCTCTGGACCGAAATACAAATCATTTTTCCTTTTCCTACCCCTTTTTTTCGGTTCAGAATCGGCTTTGTTTTCAGTTGCACCCATTTAGTTCGTTTCTTCGTAATTTAGAATCCTATCGTTTTCAAAATAATATTCTTTCTTAGCTTGTGATAACCACCATTTGCTTTCTAATGGGTCTAACTCAGCTTTGTAAGAATGGAATAGTGACCCAACTCTTTGGTTAAGGTGTTTATATCCAAATTTAGGAATAACAAATATCTTATTATCCTTAAAGGTCATTCTAAGTAAGAACTCATAAACGAATGTAAGTTTAATATTTGATTTAAGACCACCAAAGTCTTCGAATAATGATTTTCTAATTACTGAACCATCAATGTTGAAGTTCTGATAAGTAAGCAATGCTCCGTTATCTAGAATACCCATTTCTTCTGAGAAACTTTGAGCCCATACAGCCTCGTTGGTAAGTCCAATGAATTGAGTTTGGTCATTTACATCCACAATTAATGGAAGGAACATGTCCATTTCTGAATACGCCTCTCTGTATTCAACAACGTTCTTAAACCAAATCTTAGCGTATTCATCATCTAATTCTAAGATGGATACCCAATTAGTTTTAGAGACTTCAACCCCTAAGTTAATTTGGGATGAGAAGTCAGTATCACCATCGTTCTCAACAATCGTTACGATATCTTTAATCGCCCCGAAGTCATATTTACTCAACTCTTTAAATACATCACTACCTTTAGGTACGATAATTAAAAGTGCATCTGGTTTAGTGAGTTGTTCTTCAACACTCTTCACTGCGTTGTCAAATAGTGTTCTCGTATCATCAGTTAATTCGTGTACTGGTAATAATACTGAAATATCTGTTTTGACCGTAGTCTTCTTGGCTGTTGCCTTTTTGTTTGTTTTCTTTTCCATGATTATGCTTTTGTTTCTACGTTAGTTTCTTTAGGTAACATAGCAGTTATTTCCTCTCTTCTTGAAGCGACAATACCTCCGTAAATCTCTTCAATTGCTTTTCTTTGTTTTTCTAATGTGTATGTACCTCTAGTCTCTGCCATACCATCTAATAAGTCTTGTGGAACTGAATCCTCAAACCAAACCTTCATGTATGTTCCAATTAATTCTGGAATGTTGAGTGTTGTATTAGTCCAAACTCCATTGTTCTTAAGTGTTACTTCACCATTCTTAGCTGTTTCCTCCATCCATTCTGGAATCATATTAGGAATTTTACCAATTACTGGTGTGTTACACTCCATAGCTTCAATTGGGAATGTTCCGAACCCAGCTGGGTCATCAATCCATACAGCCAAACAAGCGTTTGTTAATTCATTAGCAAACTGGTCTTTTGGAAGACCTCTAAGCTCCTTGAATGTTACAAACTTGTAGATTGGGTATTGAAGATAGAATGATTTTGCTATTTTTTGTGCATCACCATGATTTCTCGTTAAGATAGTCACGATAGGTGCCTTTGGTTTATCATTTATTTTAAATGCATCTGAAATCCCAACAGGTACGATGTGTGTCTTCACGCCTGGGAATAAACTATGAACATAATTAGCTTGTTTCTGTGTTGTTGTAATCACATCACCGAACCCATAATCAATATGCCATCTCTTACCAATCGGTAAAAGCTCTAATAGGTAGTCGTATGATTGTGAAAAAACAATCTTCTTACATGGGAACGTCTTAACTTGGTCCATTACGTTAGAGAACACCTCTGGAATAATAATATAGTCCGTTGGTGATACATTCAATTGTTGCGCTTCGATTGAAACGTGTGGTAGGTTTGCGTATTCTTCACCTAACCAATCTGAAATACCCATACCGTCTTCGTTTCCACGTACTCGGTAATCGTTTTTCTCATGCATGATATATGCTTTATAACCTAATTCATTTAACACTTTAACGTGTT